GCCGACCACACCATTTTGTAAGCACTGTGTGACTCTTCGTCCTTCACATAGTTGGCCATCACCCGTTCGACGGCCCTTACAAAGGTGGAGAACAAAATGAGCAAATGCGTCGGCAACACATAATACGGCCTTACCTTCTTCGACAAATCCGCAATTTCCATCATCTCATATTTGTTCTTCATTCTGAGGACGAACAGATCGGGGTTCTCTTCCCGATATTTCTTCAACATCCCCGCATCCGCAGCCGCCATGATGTATGACGCTGTTTCATAAGCGAGCACTAATGTCTCCTCATCACGAGTGACCCCGGCAGGCCATGGTGCCCCCGCCGCTGATCTCAATGGGATATCTAACCAGTCGACATCCGCCATTCGCGTTTTCGTCAAATCCGGTAACGCATTGGTGTCAACACCCATGCCCTTCACCACCTCCGGAACGAACAGCTTCCAATCGATACCCACATTCGGCTTCGGTCTTATTAACATCGACAACCGATTGACCAGACCTTCCTGCGTTCCACTGCAGGCGACGTACTTATCCGCTTCATCCAACAGATCATTAATTACCGCCAGTTTCATCTGTACGTCCTCCTCAGTAGTCAGCTTCGACCAATCCACGGTCTGCTGCAGTTGCATATACGGTATGGCATCCCCACGCCGCCTCACAAATTGCAGACAGTTCGCAATGTCTAGATTCTTCAACTTAACACCGAACTGCTTTGCCCGTTTCATATTCACCGGCACCGGTCTTGTGGGGACCATCACCTTCGACGTGAGCTTCTGTTGAAGCTCCTTCGGTTCCCACTTCTTCCCAACAGGAGGTAACGACATCGACCGGCGTCTCATGGTCACCTCCCCCGTTTCGAAGTCGCGGTCGAATTTCGCACCATATTCCGCATCCGCTTCCTCCTTAGGCATTTTCACATCCACACCGGCGGCCTTTGCCTTGGCTCGGGCCACCACTTCCGCCATCGACATGGTCTTCTTTTTCGTCACTGTCGGGTTACTTGCATCAGTCATCGAGAACGTGTGTTTGGTTCTGCCTTGTCACCAGAGCTTTAATTCTCATGAACTCCCTCTAGTTGGAGTCCACGGGGGGGGTGTCTTCACACCCCCCGAAGGAGACCCGGGTCGGCTTGGACATTGCCGAAACCCGGAACCCACTCACCTCATGTATCCCCAATAAAGGGGGGTTTTTGTGGGTACACCTTAAGTGTCCTTTCTTCACGCCACAGTTCACCCTTTAGTTGGTGCTGTGCGTGGACGCTTCACAGGAGACGGCACACTGACGAAAGACGTATCGGTCCCAAACGGTTGGGTGAGACCTGACGGGTCGTCGCCGGCGCCTCCTCCGGGTTGGGTTGGCTGCGTCACTACAAACATGGTCTTCTTCGGATAAACATCCACCCCTGCGGGTTGAAGCCCTGCTGTCGCGCCTGCCGCGGTACCCGACGGCTGTAAGATCGCCGCCGTACCCCCATCCCCGGCTGTGAAACCTCCCCATGGCTGACCCACGGCGTTACCGAAGTACTTTTGGTCTTTTACTTCGATCCGTACAGGATTTTGTACTGCGGTTCTATTCACAACCGCCTGTGTCTGTGTTGCCGACGTAACTGTACTGCGTTTCGGCACGAGGGTTGCTTTCACGTCTCCGACATAATCCAGCAAATCGACGGTCGCCGACATAAAGATAGCCATTAAATTAAGGCCTCTAAATGTCGTATTTGACTGGTTATTACCAGCTAACACGAACGCCGCGGGCACTCCAACACCCACCTCTCCCGACGCCACATACTCGTTAACATCAACGGGAAACTCATTCTGCTTCGGCCCCGAACCGCCCGCTATATAGGGGGTTAGGTCTATCTCCTCTTTCGGGAGATACACAGGGATCTGACGGGCACCCTGCATGGACGACACTTGATCGGCGGTGTAAGTTGCTGCCGTCGTGTCTGTCTTCAAGCCATAGATGCCTGCCATCCCCCTGAGCGGGGCTACCGTCACTGAAATCGGGGTTGTCGTCGACGAGCCCGCACCTTCCGTATGCATCGTCATCTTCAACCGGTGATAACGTATACGGGCAAAGTGCTGAATTATATCCTTCAAGCTCGTGCTACCAAACGACGAATCTTCGGGGATAATGGGTGTAACACCCGTCGACACAGTTGGTGTCGCCGCCGGCACTTTCAGGTAAAGTGTATCGTTGGCACCTAGAGTACCATTACCAACGTACACATGACCCGCCAGCCACGTAATCTCGTGATTACGAATATCCCCAAACATCTGCCGATATTTGATAGTCTGCGCCCTCGCAAACGGCATTGAGTCATCCTTCGACTTGACGCCGCCCTTAGGCTTCGACTTTTTCCCTTCCTTCTTTTTCTCTGATTTCTTTTTGTCACTCATTTCGACTTTAAAAATTTCCCTTCCTCCTCGACCCGTTGCTCGAGGATGCAAGATGGACTTGTGGCCTTCACCTACAACTCCATACCAAAGTTGGATAAGACAGTGCGTTGAAGCGGGGCTTTTACACCCTACCGCGCATAGATCACGCCAATCGGAGAGAGCCCGGGAGCCTATAAGAACTACCCCCGAACTACACTCGGAAAGACAAGATAACCCCCTGTCGGACATTCCGCTTCTTCACG